ATTCGCACAACTGCGCAAGAAGACGATGGAGCGTCTCATCTTGCCGCTTCGTTACTTTCATGCGCATTGTGTATGTCCGGATCACTGGTTTATCGTACCTCAAAAGGAAGTCAAGTATATAAGTCCCTAAGTAATCCTCTTGCCACCAGGACGAACCCGACCATAGCCATCTTTATCAACCTGAAAGGGCCATAAAAGGCACTTATCTGATTGATGTTCTTCTATCTTCTTGACCAACCACAGATAGCGTTTGTTTTTCCTTTGCAATTCCCGCCTCCAGCCATGCTCGAAATCTGGGCCATAATTGAGGCCATTCTAAATGCTTGGGGAGGGAGGCGTATACCCCTTTTACCCTCAATGCCGCTTCTACCCATTGATCGGCTTCGTATACCGGGCGCTGGGAACCGAACGTTCCTTCGGTGCGAAATGCGACAGGCTCAATGAGCATTTCCTTGGGCATGTGCTCCGGAGCACCTCCGCAATTTCCGTGGATGCACGGCACTCCACAGGCTAGAGATTCAAAGATTGGAAAGCCGTAGCCTTCAGCCAGCCCGATCCCAAACGTCACATCGCAGGCTGAATAAGCCCACGTCATCTGCTCGTCGGTGAGCTGGCCATGCGTCACGACAGCCTGATTATTTAGGCCGTAATCGCATAAGAGCGCCGGAATCGACCAGTAGCGTTCTAGCACATCCGTATGGATCCAGATCAGCACGTCGTGATTCTTGGCAATCTGGGCCGCGGCTTTGATGGCCGTTCCGTAATCCTTGCGCGCCTGGTTTGTCGCCACAATGCCGATCACGAACTTATTGGACTCGATGGTGAAATCGGTATCGAATACGAGCCGGCCGAACTTGCGCCGCGCCTTGTCACGTCCGCGCGGGCGCCATATTTTCGGATCGATGCCGTGAGGGAGCGATTCAATCATCTTGCCGTCGCCGATCGTGCGCTCAACAATGCGCGCTGCCCATTCGCTATAGGCCAGAATGCGGTCAAATCCGCGCAATACCTCACGCAGCAGAATAGAGAGCTTGCCGTTCGGTCCTTCGGCATCGATGGCGCTGTAGGTCCACAGATCGAATGGCTTTGTGAGCAGGAACTTCTTGAGCTCAGGATTTGGGCAGTAGGGCTCAGGATGTGAAAGCCAGAGAAGACGGGATGCGTCCCAGATCACCAGCAAGATTCCATGCTGTCCTTGCGCGAATGCCCGCCAGATCAGCGGCAGATCGGGCACGGTCCAATCGGATATCTGGTCGATGCGGTGATGGAAGAACGGCGGCTCAAATGGCAGGCCGGCGCCAGGCCCGATGCAGCCCACGCGGAACACATGGGGCAAATATTTGTAAATGTTCATCGCCAATTCGCGCGTGATCCGGCCAAGTCCAGATGTCGCGCAAGGACTATCGGAGAGGATCATCAACGGAATCGGAAGCTCTGGCCAATCCTGAACGATGTGCTCAAGACCAGATTTGGCCGTTGGATCACCGGAGAGCATCAGAAGCGGCGTGGGCATTAGTTCGGCCATCCGAGCCAGATCATTGAAATAAACCAGATCATCAGCATGAGAAAGACTCCCGCCGCCGCGCCCAGAATGATGAAGAAAGCCCACGCCAACCACTTCATTTCTCAGCCTCTTTCAGCACATCCTCGATGATTTCGCGCAGCAGCGTGCGCAGGGGCTTATTCTTGGCCGCAGCGAGCTTGCGCGCCACTTCGAGCATGTCATCGGTGATGCGGATGACTACGGGAACGCCGATTCTACGCATGTCAGCGATCCCGCATCCCGTTGGTGTAGGTGTTGATGGTGTAGATTCCCATCATCCACAGCAAGGCAATGATTGAAGGTGCAAACAGGATGTACATGCGGATACCGTATCCCCAAGTGTATCCCCATGTCAAGTGCTATTATGCAGCAAGTTTAAGGAATTTTGCGCGGGTGACGCGCTGAATGGAGCCTCGGTAATACAATCGCGCAGGCCACTCCACCTGATCCAGGTCCACGATCACGTTCGCATCGCAGCGGCAGTTAGGCGCCCGGCCCGCATGGTAGTGCCCCAGCCTGGACTTCTCGCCCACTAGAGCCTCCGGCGCCGGCGGATCGCTCCACAGCACCAGCACATGATCCATCTTGCGATGGGAGCGGCGCACGCGGGAATCTTCAGAGCTAAGCCATTCATATACAGGCAGATTGAGGTTCTTGGCCCGCGCTTCGCTGATCGATGTGGCAGCGCTTGCGACCTCAGTTCGCGCGAGCATTGCGATTCTCGAGCGCGTGATCTCCGGGAACCGCTGCCGAATATCCTTTGCTATTACCTCCGCGCGTTCCCCCCGCATCTGGCGCGTGGCAATCTGCGAGGCTACATCCTGCGCCAAATCCTGGGGAATCGACCGGATCAGCTTGGCATGATGCGCGACCAGTCCGCGCATGACAAGACCTACAGGCCCCTGCATCTCCGTGCGCAGCAGGTCAAATATGCGTTTGCCCTGGCTCGACTTGCGCGCAGCCTCACGCCAGCTATTAGCGTTCTGGACTGCCGTCTGGGTGACCATTGAACGCGCAAGCCGGTCCGAGGCTTGCATGACGCGCTCACCGCCGCCATTATTCAGGAAGGCGAAGATTGCGTCCAGGTCTGTTCCACGTGGAACAATCTTGAGCCATGACTGCATCAGCGCATTCAGGGCGCGGCGGTATTCGGTTTCGATGCGCAGTGGTCGGTGGAACGGAGGCATCTTCTCGCCTTACTTTAGAACTGCTCACCATCAGAATAGCTAAATCCCCGCATTTTCTTCCATGCGCGGTAAAACCATGAATCCTTGGCGCCTTTGACTTTCTGGGATTGCACGCCTGTCTTGCCTTCGGTGAACTCTTCCGTGCCGGCGCGCGCTTCCTCGGCCTCGATTTGGAGCGGAACTTGCACATCGTCATCCGCTTCCTCGATCATCTCGTCGGTAATGTTCGTGCCGAGCTCCGTCACCTTGGATGCGGTCTGCAACTCACGCAGTGCCGTCTGGCGCCCGATAATTCCAGCATTGAAGAGTCCGGTAATGCCATCCGATTGTGTCTTGCCGAGCTCAGCCTTCTCCTTTGCCGTCATGCTGCGGATGGGGCAGAAGTTGTAATCGAGATCATCGGGAACCCGCCCCCAGGTGCTCATGCAGATAATGGGAATCAGCTTATCCATGAGCGGCCGATCCTTCTGGTTACGCTCCTGATCCGCATTATCGTAATACGCCTGCAAATCGCCTTCGTTGCTCGAATTCAGACCCGTTTGCGTCTCGCCGAATAGACGCGATACTGGATATCCGCTGGCCCCGCAGAGGCACATGATCTGCATCCGCATCACGTCCGAAAGCCCCGAAAACGAGCAGGTATGCGTGAAAAGCTCCTCATTCTCGCCGAGCACTAATAGGCCATTCGTGGTAATCGTTTCCGATACCGCCGCAACACGCTGGAGATAATCATTCAACTGCTGCTGTGTGAGGCCCACGCCTGAAAGCATCTGGGCCAGCATCGGGTTCTGCATGGCAAAGACATTGGCGCGCGAGATCAGGTCCGCAACCGCTGCCATGCCATAGTCGTAGCGATTCAGCTCATCCAGGATGCACTCGATCTCGCTCATGCCCCAGTAGGTTTCGATCTGCTTCTCGAACAACGGCAAGTCACGGCCCACAAACCGTAGGCAGCGGCTATGATGCACACGCAGATTCTGGCCGGCTTCAGTATAAACATCGTAATACACAGGCAGGCCATATTCCGATGGATTGTCTAAATCTTTGATGAGCTCGGAACTGGGGCTCATGCCGCTCCAGCGATCGACGACAATCATGCCGCGGTAGCTGTCCACGTCCACGTCCTCGAGCGCCAGCGGCTGCGCCAGATCATTGTGGCCTTTGAGAATGATGATTCCGAGTGCGCCGCCGAATAGCCGGCCCCATTTGCGGCCTTCGATGTACTTCTGGAGCGTAGCCGTATCCGCAATCACTTTGTCGAAGGCTGCAATATCCTCTGGTGTGACCTGCGATGTAAGTGTTGGAAATGCTTTCAGTTGGTCTTGAGGTTTCGTATCCACGACCGAGCGGATGATCCACGAGCCGCGGTACATGAAAACGAGCTTCTGATAGTCAAGCGAAATCCGGAACGGAACGTGCCGGCCGCCATTGGCAAGACTCGTTGAGCCCCAACCCACGTTCGCAGCAGGATTGGAATACATATCAACCGCGCCTCTCAGTTGCGGCGCCGGCTTGATCTTCAGCTTTTCGGCGGCGCGCGCCTTAGCAACGGTCAGCGAGTCCATGCGCTCATCTTACAATAGTGCTTGAATAGGAATACGAATCGTGATACGCTTCCATATTGTCGCTGAATTAAGAATGAAGAGTTTGCAATCTCAAGTAGATTAACCGACACGCCACTTCGGGATCATCTTGCTCACGCACATGCGAATCACGTCACAACTATGATCGTTTTCCTTGATTGGCTCCTCCTCTCCGCGTTTGGCTGCTTTCTCGCTCCAGGAA